CGAGAGACCCGGCAGAATACCGTTCCAAATCACGGTTCTTACCCCGCTGAATAGACAGCGAAGCAAGTTTGTCCGTCACATCAACAAACGCCAAACCACCCAACGTGTCCTGGTCTAACACGCCCTGCTCCGGCGAATCCAACACGAACCCGCGGATAGTACCAATCTCAACCGTCGTCGCCATTACGCGCTCGCAAAGACAGGACCGGACACCCGCTCATAACGTTTAATTGCTGTCACAACTTCCTCACCGATACGCACCGGATCACCCACACCCGCCTGCACAGTGATGTTGTAATTCGTCGTGGCACCTATTTGATTGTTCGGCACAATCATTCCGTTTTCATTCGGAACAAACAATTCCGGGCCACGCTCACCAACCGTATACATCGAACCGCTCGTAACAGGGCCACCCATTGCGCGACCACCAGCACCTGAGACCAACTTGAACGAGAACGGTGAATCCTTAATGAAGTCCGGCGTAATATCCAAACCTTCGTCCATCAATTTCTTGTAAGCCTCACGCAATTTATCTAACGCAGTAGCAAGCCCCTCAGCCGCACCCTTCAACTTGCTCACTGGGTTAATCTGGGCCTCGATAATGCCACCCCAAATAGGCAACTCGATACCCATGTTCTCCAGGGCAGTAGTGCCCTCATTGACAAAGAACGCTAAGTCATCTGCAATCGAAACTAAATCCTCCAAAATCGGCAACGCCTCTTCAATCGCATCCGTCAGTAACGGTGTCAGTTGAAGTGCCAGGTCAGCCAACTGCCCAATCAATTCCTCGACCTCGGGCCATGTGTCAATAAACCACTGTTGAAGGTTCGCTAGAAACTCCTGGAATCCCTCATCCCCAACCAGGTCACTAATGAACTCACTAACCCCGGTGGCAACATTCTCGACGACCTGGAAAATGTTGTCGAAAATTGTTTCAATCAACGGACCGTTTTCGTCCATGAATGTTTTGAAACTATCCAGGTGGGGAAGGAGCCGTTCGATTAAATCCTGACCGATACCCAGCAGGATTTCCTTCGTCGTCCCCATTGCCTGATTGAACTTAAACTCAGCCGTCTCCGCTGCAACACCGAACGCCTCATCCAACACACCAGTGCCATCAGCCAACTGAGCAAACACTTCACGGTTGTCCTCCGCAGAAGCACCCATAAGGTCCAACACACCAGACAGTGCGCGGATATTACCGAACACTTCCGAGGTCGCCTCAATGTTCCCATCAAACGCATCCGTCAGAGTTTCCAGCGTGGCGTACAAACCCTCCTCACGGATTTGCTCACGCAACCCCTCAGCAGACAACCCCATTTCTGCCAGGGCCGTGTTCGCCTCATTCGTCGGTTTGGCAATCGTCGCCAAAATCTGACGCAACTGAGTAGACGCAGTAGACGCATCCGTACCCGTCTTAGACATACCAGCGAGCGCGGCACCCACCTGATCAAAAGACACACCCAAGTTAGAAGCAAGTGGGAGAACCTGACCCATCGCACCGGCCAGTTCAGCAGGCTCCAACTTACCCAGACGGACAGCCTCAGTCAGAACATCAACAGCCTGAGCACCATCCAGATTTGATTCACCGTAGGCGTTCACTGCCGATGTTGCTAGGTCAGCAATCGTCTTAGTGTCACCTAACCCAATCGCTGCACCCTTAAGCGAGGCCTCCAAAACATTAATGGCACCCTCACCACGCAAACCCGCAGAGGTAATAAAGAACAACGCATCCGCGGCCTCGTTTGCAGACTTACCAAACTCCGGACCCAACTCGCGGGCAGACTGCGCCAGTTTGTCTAACTGCTCACCACCAACACCAACCAGACCCTCAATCTTCGCAATCGACGACTCGAACGCGGCAGCCTCACGCACACCCGCCACAGCGACAGCAGTAACCGCACCCGCCGCAATCTTGCCAACATCCTTAGCGAAACTGCTAAATGCTTGAAGTCCACGCTTAGCGCGATCCAAACCCTTCTTATCGAAGGTGGAGACAATAGGAAGTCTGATAGCCATGTGTTAGCCCCCGATGCGTTTCGCTAGACGACGATTAACCCGCGCCGTATATTTGCCGATAACCTTCCCGGCAATTCTCACCATCTCCTGCCTGCGGTCATAGAACTGTTGGATAACCCAACGGCCTTTTCCATTCGCAGAAACCTTTTTCTCAATACCAACAATCATGTTCTCACCGCGTTGGCTGCGCCCCTGGCGAGCCGTCTCAAGGACGCTGAACGCCGAATAGGGCCGGGTGTCAGTGAAGTTAATACGCACAACATTGCGGGTGCCACGACGACCCGAACGCCTCGAACCGACATCAATTTTTGTCCCTGGCAGTTTCCAGACGAACGGACCACGTTGATCCACGGGCTTCGCAGATTTGGAAATCCGAGCCGAACGCGACATGCCAGACAACGGCGAACCACCGCGCCAGATATTTGATTGCAGTTCTCTCGCAATGGGTTTGATTTCCCTACGGAACTCGCCCCGCATCTGGTTATATAAATCCTTATCGGCCTTACGCAACTCAGTCAGCGCACGGTCAATATCAGCATCGACAGGTTGAATGTCGAATGACAGAATCTCGTTAGAACCGACGCGAGGCATATCCCCTATTCTATCGGCGACCCTGCCCCTGAGATTTGGACACCATGTACCGGTAGATAGTCCACAACATGCGTGGTTCCAGATTCATTAACTCAGTCGGGGACAGCCCCGTTTCCACCGCAATCGTGGCAATAGTCCAATGAAGGCTAGACGCACCTAGCCCGACTATTTTTTTTCTTCAGCCTGACCAACGATAGAAACGGACTCAGCCCACTTCTCAAACTCATCCTTCGTCTTACCCTGACGATGGAGCGAATGCCATGCCAGGAAAAACAGGTGAGTCAAACGAATATCGTTTTCGAGTCTGACCACCGACAGGTCGAACTTCATTTCAAACGCAATCAGGTCAGCCGCAACTGCCTCAATGGTTTCAGTCGAACCGTCAGTGAACTCGACTAACAGCGCAATAGGATTCATGCGCCCAGTCTATACAGACTTAGGCAGTTCCGCGAACGATACCCGCCGTGCCAGCAGTCGGCCAGGTCAAAGACTGCGTGGCCAAATCTCCAACTGAGGAGGCGATTGGAGTCGTTTGTGACACCAGGAAAACGCCCGTGTAAGTCGGATTGCTTGCACTGGTTGAAGCGGAGGTCGGCTTCACAACAACAGTTGCGAGGCTGCCCAGGTTGTTCCAAACGGTTGAATCCACGGCGTTAGAACCAGCGGTTCCAAAGTCCTGGTGGAAGTCGAGAGTGATCGAACCATCCTTCAGCCCACCAATGCGGGTCCGGAAACCACTACCGCCGAAAGCGGTTGTTTCAATCTCATCTGAGGAAATGTCGAGTGTGACCGCAGCGATGTGGTCGCTGAAGTCCACACCGTTAATCGTGGTGGTCACGTCAGTAGCGACGAACTTTGCCAACTTGAACTCCTAATTTGCTCGAACTACGACCACGAAGGCCGCGGTCAAATAATCTATATCTCCAATACTAACCGACGCGATGTTATTCATTTCGGTTACTACACAGTCGAAGGCAGACCCTCCGAGTGTGCGATCCGACTCGATAGCATTTTTCACCGAACCGGAACCTGTCTGCACGAAATCATGCACTCTCTTCTGCGCTCGCCGTTCCGTCACCCGTGACACAATCACAGTCACCTCGAACGTGTAGTTCGTCAAACCGCCAACGAACGCCTGATCATATTCAATCGACGATAGGGAAACCACGGCACACGGCATAGTCGGATTATCGGGAATCGTCGGATAGGTGCGAATCCCTGAAATGTTTGCAAGGTTGTCCGCAATCCCCTGCGACATGGCAGTGATGTCGCTCACGCCATCCGCACCTTCTTGAACGGCATCACCAGCGAGGCAATGTCATAGTCCCTGGAACTAATGCGAATAGCCCCAATGTCGGAGAATCCGGCAATACCCAACGGGGAATCGTAACGCTTATAGTGCCGCATGGCCAGCAGAATGGTCGCCTGCTTCACCGCGGTAGGCACACTGGCAAATCCGAAAGTTCCCACTACTTGAACTGTTGCCTCCTGCGCGTTCACATTTGACGGTTCCCACACGGGAAACAAATAGGATCCGATAGCGCGAATCCGATACTGCGGTGTTTCAATACCGCCCGCCACAGAGTTCAACGGCTCCAACTGATAATCCGTAGCATCCCAGGTGATGTCGAATGTTTCACCTGAACTGGATGTTTTCAGCGAGGTCAGCGAAACAATATCGTCCGTCTCAACCAGGAATGAATCCGTGGGAACATATGTTCGAGTGTCGTCTGCCGTCTGGTAGAACACCCGGTCACATATGCCGTCAATGTCACGAGACGCAGATTCAACACACAGTTCTAACAGTGTGTCGTCGATGTTGTCCGTGATACGAAGCGCGGCCTTCACATCCGAAAGCGTTGCGTAGCCATTGGTAATTGCCATATAGAAGCCTCCGCCTCTAGTTTACCGGCAACCATTCCCCCACTCGCCTAGCCTTCAAATCCCACGACCAACTCATGTCCTGCGTCTCGGACTTCCGTGTGAATAATGCCTGGTTCCGTTGGAAGGTTTCCCCGTTGCGTTGTTGGAATCGTGCGTCCGAGTTCAACGTGGAGGAATTGTCGTGACCCGCACCCACATTCATGTTGGTTATCGGGAGGTCTGCCAACTGCATCCGGCGAAGATAATCCGTGTCCTCGTAGTAGGCAGGATAGAACCGTTCGTCGAACAGTCCCACAGCCTCCACAACGCCCTCACCCAACGCAAACGTGTGAAAGTACGGGTAATGCTGGGAAAGCGTCAGCGAGCCTGTATCGGCGTGTGAGAGCCGTTCTAGGTCGCCCCGCTCAAACCACATATCGTTCGACGCGAAAAACCACACCGGATCGTGAGGGAATAATTTAATGCCCAGGTTCCACGACGCTGCCACACCCAGATTCGACGGCATCATTAACACCCGCAGATTCTTAACAGGCAGTTCGTCCTTCTCGAACATGTCCTCGAACTGCCCACCGTTATCAATTATGAGAAGGTCACGAATCGGATAATCAATCGAACCCAACATGCGACGAAGCAAGTCGTAACGGTTCAACACCGGCACAATCAGATTGTTTAACATTTCGTCAAGTAGATTCCTGTCACTCGGAAGGTTTCAAACCGTTCCACATTCGGGAACCAGTCCAAGATTTCCTCATGCGTCCAATTATCGTGAACATGAATCTCGAACGGATTGCCCGCGTAGGCACCCTGCGGTAGGTGAATAATCGGGATGGAAAACAGAATCCACTTTGCCTGACTGCGTGCCAACTCGTAGATTCTTAACGCATCCTCCTTCGTCATGTGTTCCAACACGTCACCGAAAATCACCACATCGTAAGTGAAATCCTGCCGGTCTCGAACATCCTCCACAAACACATTGTCGTAAAGATTCCGCAAACCGAACTCTGCCAAATACGGCTCCCACGCCTCCACCGCATCCACCCGTCCCACGCTGGATATCGTGCGGGCAATCTGCCCATAGGCACCCGCACCCGGCCCCACATCCAATACAGTGACCGGTTGAATCTCACTCAACCATTCCGCTGCGACTGCCTTATTATCTGGATCGCTATACGGCATTCGGTCTCCTCCGATAGAACGTGTCTGGCAACAGCCTACGCCCGAACCATTCCGGCAGGTGAGTCAAATCCGGCAATTCCTGGAAACGCTCACCCTCCAAATTGTGACCGTGTTCCCAACAGTGCGCTAACCGGTCCTCAAGTCCAGGCTGGTTATATTCCTGGTGAGCAAACCCCTTCACTTTCCGAATCAGATAATCCAGGTCGCCCATCGAAGTCAAATGATATCCGCCGTGAATCTTCGGCAGATTATTGCGTGACCATCGGAGCCGGTCAATATCCTGACCCTTCATGTGCTGCCATTCACCACTAATCCCCGTCACCTCATCAAAGTGATACCAATAAAGACTCATGTGATATTTCGGCATTTGCCATGCGTGCAATTCCGGTGACAGTTTGCTCACATCCCAAAACTCATCAGTGTCAAACGACATCACATAATCCGTGTCAGACAAACCCATTTCATTCAGCGTCTCACCCACCATCCGCCTCTGGTGAAAATCATTCGCCCACGCATCACCCGAACCAAAATGTTCAATCTTCACATAATGAATCCGAGGCAACCATTTCTCAAACACAGCCAGATTCTCCTCGAACACATACGGTTTCGGTTGCCCCGCATAATGCCGATTAGACTCCACCACAACAAACTGGTCAGCAGGCAACACCTCAAACCGTGCCCGCAACAAATCCAGTTCGCCGCCGAACGTTACCGCGTCAATCAACAATCTGATCGTGCCTCCACGTTCCCTTATATTTCGTCAGAAACTCATTCTCCAAAACCAGGTTGTCCCGCCCATGATGGACCGCGTGCCGTGTCGCATTCGCATCACTCAACTCCGGGAATAGAACCGGCACGTCACCGGCCTCACGACAATAAGCCCTAGTCCACCAAATCTCCGCCTCCACAGCCTCACGCTTAGACGCAATCTGCGGAATACCCACCGTCTCCAAAACTTTCCGTTCATATACGCCCAAATAACAGCCGAACGGAACCGGGTCCGACATGAGTGCCACAGAACCGTCAAAAGCCGTCAGACGGTCATACAAGCCCGGAGAGACGATAACGCTGTCCTGCACGAATAAGAACCGGTCAAGAATAGTGTTCTCGACAATCCATTGCAGTTTCAACAGTTCATAACCAGGCACCGACACCACTAGGGATTCACCGGGCACCGAAGCGAGACAATCGGCAGCCCACTCGGATCTATCCGGTGATGTGCCTATTACGGTTATCACTTCGCCACTTCAGATTCGTCGTCGAAATCCCCTTCGTGTAGGGAATGTAAATCATCGAAATGCCACGCTCATCCAACCAATCCTGGTCGAACTGCATTTGCGCGTAATAGTCTTTGCGTGCCCAATCGGAACCAATCGCAATCACATCGGGTGCCACAGTCTCAATGGTTGGCCGTGAATCCGCACCGGCGAAATTGGGAATCACCTGGTCTACATATCGGCAGGATTGCAGAATCGCTTTGCGTTCGTCGAAAGACATAATGGTTGGTTTCTTCTTATATTCAAAGACGAACTCATCCGAGTTCAACGCCACGATGACCTCACCGATTTCAGCGCACATCCTCAACAGGTTCACATGACCGCTATGGAACAAATCAAACGTTCCACCCGTGTAGACCTTAAGCATTGAAATGCTCCTTCCAAAACGGCATCCACTTATCCCGCCACACAGTCTCCACCTCGAACTCTTTGGCAAACTCAATCGACTCCTGATCGACACCACGAGGCGCGTCATACGCCAACTTCAAACCCTCATAGATTGAATCAATAATCGGAATCTCATAGAAAGCCGATTGAGTCTCATCCCACCAGGGTTGTCCGCGCACAATCCACGAGGACGGTCCGGCCAGGTCTGGCATGGCACTCCACGAACCCGTCAGCACCCGCGTGCCACAACTTTGCGCCTCAATTAGCGGAATCCCAAAACCTTCTCCATAGGACGGCAATAGCAGAACATCCGAGGTCGTGTAAATCGCTGCGAGAGTCTCCTGCGGATAACCCAACCTGAGCGTGTCAGAATCCGCCACCGTGACAGCCTCACCGGGAATCTGCAACGCCTTCAACAGGCGCGGAATCACAAACCCGCCATAGGCGTTACCAGCCTCCAAATGTAGATACAAATGCGAATCAGGGTGTTTGCGGTAGAACGCAGAGAACGCGGTCAGAGCCTCCGCTAATCCTTTACGGTGGACGATCCCGTTCGCCTTATTCGCAGAGACCATTGTCACCAGGAAGGTATCGTCACTAATTCCCATCACACTGCGGGCAGACTCACCATCAATGTTGTCTGTCGGTTTAAACACATTCATGTCCACTGCGTGAGGCACATAGGTCGATTCAATGCCCGCGGCCTCCAACTGTCTCTGACCGTGCGGTGACATTGTGACCGGTGTCACATTCTCACGCATGAGAAACTTCGCCACAGACGGCGGTAGGGAAACATGGTCGAGTGGAACCCACGACACAATATCCCCGTCAAACTTCATTTCGTTAAACACCCACACGTCATACAACGTGAACAGGCAGTTCGGTTTGTCCGGGAACTGAGCCGTGAAATGTTTATGCCACAACGGAATCACATCATGCGAGTGTTGCGCGAACCCACGAGGATAGGCAGGCACCTGACCATATTTGGTTTGCACTTTGTCGAACCGACCCTCAAGGCCATAATTCGCTAACAGTGCCACATCCATTTTGTGCCGTTTCATACGGTCCAAAACATGAGCAATCTGGTTGCCGTATCCGGTTGGTGCGTTGTAATAGTTGGAGGCGACTGATACTGCCGCGTTTATCTTCTCGTATCCCACGGCAACAGTCTAGGACTGTTTACCGGTGGAAATGCAAAGACCCCCGGAGTTTCCCCCGAGGGCCTTCGCTTCGCCTACGACTTAGGAAGTCGTGAGGTACTTGACGTGAGCCGCGTGGCTGAGGTTTCCGTCGAAACGGTAAGTCCAGCGGTAAACGGTCACATCCTGCTCGAACTGAGCGTCCGCCGAAACAGCGAAGTCCAGTCCAGTGGCAGCGATCTTGTAGGAACGCAGGTCTCCGAAGAGAACCGACTTCACGCCGGAACCAACGTTGGCCATTGCCGGGTTCTCGAACACCGGGTAACCGAGGATGGTGTCGGGTCCGCCCACAACAGGGTTGAAGACGTACTGGCCCGCGCCGTCCTTGAGTTTCCGAATGTCACCCAGAGTGGCAGTGCTCACCATCCAGCCCGCCCCAGGCATCCGACGGATTGCCCCATCGACACTGTGAGCCAGAGTGATGAGATCGTCAGTGGCCAGCGAGGTGGCGGTGGAAGCAACACCGGAACCAGCAGCGTTCACGATACCGGTGGGCTGGACAGTTCCAGTTCCAGTGGTAGCGAGAGTGTTGATCTGGTATCCGATGGAGTTACCAACGGCATCTGCAATGGTGCTTTCCAGGTCGAATCCGGCATCCGAAATCAACTCGTTGGCGATAGGAGCAAGCCCACCGACCTTGTACGGGGAAAGCAGGATGCTTGAGAACGTGGGTTCTGCATCCGAAATGGTGGAACCAGCCGAGGTAATCGCGGCAGTGCCATAGGCCGTGACGACAGGCAGACGGAGCGACTCACCGCTGGAACGGGTAATCACTTCCGAAGTGTCGAGCATCGGACCCACGAGGCGGGCCAGCGAGAACACGCGGTCAAGGAATCCAACCGGAACAGTGTTCACCGAAGGAACGAGAGTGGCACGAGCCTCAAACTTGTGGCTGCGAACCTCACCGCGGGCCATAGCACGGAACACGTCCGAGTCGCCCTGCTCTTCGGGAAGCGCAACCTGACGGGTAGCCTCAGCAACCTCAACGGCACGCTCTTCGTTACGGCGAGCGGTAGCAATCATTTCGTCCGCAGCGGAGATTGACTCCTCAAGGCGGGCGATTTTCTGCTGTTCTTCGCCGGACAGTCCACGCTCCTCAGCCTCAGCCGCGTCAATGGTTTCGCGGATCTGAGTAATGAGGTTAGCCCGGACTTCTTCCTGAGTCTTAACAAAAGACATTAGGTGTTGTCCTTTCAAACAATCGAATAAGGGTAACGGTGGCGATAACGCTCAACCTCACAGGCGCGATGACGCAGACCCGCTACCTCTATTGTACGAACCGGCGTGTCGTGGAGTCGTGGAGAATCGAACTCCAGTCCGATTAAAGTCCGCCTAGCGGGTTTCCTTAATCGTCGAAACCTTCCGACCCCCAGAACGGCGACGCACACTACGCACAGCCGCAGTGACCACCACAATCGCAACCGCCACAACAATCACGCTCACACCCAGCGCAACAACCCAACTCAGAAACTCCCACGGACTCACCGAACCTCCTCTGCACGCAATACCCGCGTCTGCTTAGTGTCACGAGTGAAACCAGAATTAAACACATTGCGGGCAATCTTTTCTGCCTGCTCGTATGTCAATTCAGAACTAGCAGTCCAAATAGCCTTCGTCAGTTCGGCCAACGTCACTAGAACTCTCCCATCAGCAGTTTCAACTTCGCCTTCTTCAGTGCGAGAATATCTGCCGAATTGTCCTCCTGTCCAGTTTCTTCTTCCAGACGTGGTGAGAGTTCGTTCAACACGGTTTCCACAATGGTGCGGTCATCGTCCGATAAGTCCACACCGGATTCCATTTTCAGTAATGCGTCTGCGAGCGCGTCAGCATCCACGTTGGCACGTTCGCATACCTTCTCCAACCCTCTAACGGTAGCCGTGCCATTAGTTGCAGGATAGGCCGGAAACGAGACCAGACTGACCTCATGCAGTCTCACAGCGTTCAACGTGCGTTGCGTGCCGTCGTCGTTCCACGAGTCCCCGCCACGGGCAGGCATAGAAAAACCAAACGAGAAACCAGTTACATCCTGCCGTGACACTAACTCACGAACATCACGTCCCAGAGTCGTATTCGGCAGGGTAGCGTCCACCCGCAGTCCACGGTCATCCTCAGACAGTCTCAGAGTGCCCGCACGGGTCGAACCCAACACGGCACCCGTGTCATGGTTCCACAAGAACTTAATATCGTTGCGACTGCGTAGCGATCCGGCAAACGCACCAGGCGAAATCGTTTCAGTGAACCCACCCAGGTTTTCAGAACGGCTGTTAAACACCGCCGCATAACCAGTCAGGTGCATTCCATCTGCGTCCTCCCGGAGTTCCATCGGAACCTCGAAAACGCGCGTTTCCATTTTGCTCACAGCCTCACCCTTCGCACGGCCCTCATTTTCTTCCTCAATTCTACGGACAACCCCACGCGCATACTCCAACGCACGGTTCGCAGAACGTTTCGTCGTACCGCCACCCCACAGTGCCATAGCCACAACACCAGGAGACGGGAAATCAGGATGGTCAGAATCCGCAGCAGGGGCATCCAAATCATCCAGGTGGCGGGCAATCCACGCCGCAAGTCGAACCCATTTATCAGCGGTCACATTTCCCTCTGACATGGCACGAGCCTCACGGACCGTCCTATCAACCAGCCCATCCCCTGACAGGCCCTCACGGTGCCACTCAAGCCCTCTACGGGCACTTGCACGCATGTAGGCAGGCGGTGACAAATCCACCTGTCGCCGTTCACGATCCTCCTCCATCGGCAACGGGTCAATCTTCGTCAAAGTCGAAAACTTATGCCCCACTAGAGTGCCGGACGGCTCCCAATACACATTCCCTTCCTCATCCTCATCGGGTCGCCACACTTGAATCAACGCTGCCGGGTCATCCTCCGTACCATTCACAACAAACTCAGAATCCGGAATATCCAACTGCCCATCCGTCACGATTTGCTCAATCGTGCCCCGAGCCATTCCACCGCTGGAATCCCACTCGACAAAATCACCCAATTCCAATTCGCCCGGTTCAGCGCGGACAGCCCGTTCACCCTCGAACTCAGAATCCTCGGCCACGGCAATCGCCACAGCCTGATCGATAGCCTCTTGTTTCGTGTCGTGGCAACCCATCACTTCACCATCATCTTTGGTCGTCGCCCACTGCCCCACGGCGCAGGCTGGGTTTCCTTCCTCAATGTAATACGGCATTAGTCCTGCCTCGTAACCATCAGGTCATTGTCAGTCGGTGAAACCGCAAACAACTTCTGCCCCTGGATTAGCGACATGTGAACCGTGTCACCACCACGCACCCGCACACCCGTACCAACAGAATCACCAACCCAAATGTCCGTGTTGCCGTTGAAAACCTCAACGAACGCCATCTGGAAAAACACTGTCGTATTCTGATTGCCCTCGTTCACAAACTTGAATCCGTAGGTCGTGGACGGTGCGAGAGTGTAAATACGCCCCGATTGACGACCCGAACCCGCAGCGTGTTTGTCAGCCAAAATATATTCAGCCGCAATCACCGTGCCACCCGTAATCGACGTGCCCGCCGTAAACACAGTGTCGTGTGCATCCGAACCTTCACGGTTCAAGTTATAGGCAGGAATAGCCGCACCCGTCGTGCCAATAGTCGGACCCTCAATCAGTTCCGCCTTCACCGTGTCAGTATCAGACACGATTTCGTAGGAATTGATTTGCAAACCAGTCGCACCGGTCTCCACCTGAAAAATCGCAGTGCCGGGAGAGTTCACCGTAAACTCACGTTGAATCAAATAGGCGTAGCCATCTTTCGCCTGGGCCTCGGCATTATTCTTCGGACTAAGGTTCTGCAACCACACTTCCTGCGCGTCAGCAGAATCCGCCACCACCTGAGTGATGGCAGTGCCAATCGTAAACCGGGTGTGAGTGACCGCCATTAGTCAGCGACCTCCTCTTTATACGCCGCGTCAGGATTCTCCGGATCAACCTGCGCCACACCCTGCAACTGCACAGACGGCAAACCAGTGTGACCAATCTCCGGCAGATTTAACGCGGCCATCACCTCAGCGGGTTGGAAACCAACCATCACAAGCGACTGAGCCATCTTCACCAGTTCACCCTGAGCGCGAATACCCGCCTCATCAATACCAACATTCGCCAACGGCACCCGAGGCTTATCCGCAGCCTCATCATCCAAACCGCGCAGGTCCTCCCACCGGCGAACATCATTCACAGACAACCAACCCGACTGCAATCCAGTCGAATACGCGGC